CTTTATATTTTCCCCGGGGGGAATTTTGGCTAGAACATTTCTACTTATGCTATTAGCCAAGTTGCATACTAGTGAGCATTTAGGGTTAGACTCTCCTTTCCCCCAAGGCTAAAAGGCTAGTAAAAGTATGCAATAGCTGGTATGTAACTTAGCTAATAGTATAAGAAAAGAAGTATATTTGAGAACAATTGAGGTGAAAAGTGTATGGGAAGAATGAAGAAAGTTTCTACTTCGGCCAATGCACAGAAAGATTATGCTCCAGCTGCTAGTTCTTTTGCAAGAGATATGCAGTTGAAGAACCGAGCAGTCGAATTGGCTGAACAACAAATACGTGATGGTACAGCATCATCACAAATAATCACTCATTTCTTAAAGATGGACCCTGAAAAGGAAAGGTTGGAACATCAAAAGCTCGAAGAAGAGGTTAAACTTCTGCAAGCAAAGACAAAGGCATATGAGAACGCAGAAGAATCTAAGAAAATGTATGACGAGGCAATTAAAGCAATACTCGAATACAATGGAGAAACTCGAGATGATTAAAAGTTATAGAGAATTAATCAAAATACCTAATTTCATTGACCGTTATGAGTATTTGAAAATTGGCGGTAACATTGGTGAAGAAACATTTGGTTTTGACCGCTATATTAATCAAATACTTTACAGAAGTTCTGAATGGAAACGTACAAGACGTAATGTTATAGTACGTGATAACGGAAATGATTTAGGTATCGAAGGACGTCCAATCGGTGAACACATTATTATTCACCATATTAATCCTCTTACTAAAGAAATGATAGAAGACAGAGATCCTTCTATATTTGATATGAACAATTTAATTTCATGTTCATTAAGAACACATAACGCAATACATTATGGTGATGATAGCTTATTGTTCAAAGGAATTACGGAAAGATTTAAAGGGGATACCTGTCCATGGAGGTAATTCAAAATGGCAGAAATACAGAACAGTATACTGGATGATATTAAGCAGTTGGTTGGTGCTGCATCTTATGATACATATGATAAAGACCTTATCATATACATAAATACAGTTTTAAGTGTTTTAACTCAGTTAGGAATTGGACCTAAGAATGGTTTTAGTATTAGCGATAATACTGCACTTTGGTCTGATTTCATAGATGACGAAGAGAAATTTAATATGGTCAAGACATATATGTCTCTTAGAGTTAGAATGCTATGGGACCCACCAACAAATGGAACAGTATCAGCTTCCATAAAAGATCAATTAAATGAACTTGAATGGCGATTACGAGTACAGGGAGAAATGGAGGAATCGTAATGTATACTATGGACGAATTCATAGCTCATCATGGTATCTTAGGCCAGAGATGGGGCATCAGGAGATACCAGAATAAAGATGGTTCTCTTACAGCAGCTGGCAGAAGACATTGGGACCAGCTTGATAGAAAAACAAAAGCTAAGATTAAAGATAATATGATTAGGTCTTCTAATGTTAAAGTTCTTCAGGCTCATCAGAAGTATCTAACACCTAATGAGTTAAGAAAAGCTACTGAGAGACTTGCCGCTAATAAAAAAGTTAGTGAGTTTAAAGAAGAGCAAATAAAGAGAGGAATGCAAAAGATCGTTGAGCTTGGTACTCAAGCAAAACAGGTCGGCGAAGCAGTTAGCAATCTAACAGATTCTTACAATAGAATAGCAAAAGTTATTAATGGCGTTGCCGGTAAAAATTTACCGATTATAGGTGAAAAGAAAGCTGCTAGAAATTTCTCATTTGAAGAATTAAAGAACATGGATCTAACAAAATTAAAAGGTGAGGAATTGACAAATGCATCTGGTGCAGCTAAAGCTTATAGAACGATGATGAACAATATGAATGGGGAAGGGAAAGAGAAAAACAATAATAAATCGGAAGCAAAAGCGGAAGCAAAAGCCGAAAAGAAAGCTGCAAAAGCGGAAGCAAAAGCCGAAAAGAAAGCTGCAAAAGCAGAAGCAAAGACAAATGCTGAAAAGGCAAATAATAAACGTTCTGAAATGGAAAAAGATTTTAGAGCTAATTATAGTGCAATGCTCAAAAATCAAGAGATTAGTAAATCTATTTACAACACTCAGGGTGAATGGGCTAAAAAAGATGCAGTTGCATATGCTAATGCAGCAGGTAGAAAAGATGATATAAGTGTTCCCAAGAAAGAAAGTGAAAAAATGTTACCAGCAGTTATTACACCACCGCCGGTAATAAAAACGGAAGCTTCTAAGCCAATAAGTGCTTTCAAAGAACATTATACATCTGATGATATCAGTAGCGCGAGAAATTATGTTATGAGTAACTTCGGAAATGTTAGTTACAATAGTATAGGCAACTATAAATATTCTAATCCAATGTTTTCAGCACAGTATAATAAAATGACAGAAAGGAATAATAATCGTAACCCATACTACGTATCACATGCCGATATGAGTTATGATGCATTAATCGCTAGTTTTGCGAATTAAATCAAAATAGGAGAGAAAAAACAATGTTTTCGAATACAGCAACACCATATTATTATGGCAAGTTTCGTGATGCTGTAATTAGAGGAGAGATTCCGGTTAATCGAGAGATTTCTTGGGAAATGAACCGTATAGATGATCTTATCGATAATCCGAAATATTACTATGATAGCGAAGCTATGAACGGTTACGTAAAGTATTGCGAAAACGAATTAACTTTGACAGATGGCTCTGACTTAAACTTGCTAGACTCATTTAAACTATGGGCTGAACAGATTTATTGCTGGTATTACTTCGAACCAGTTAAAGTTTACGTACCAGCTAAAAATTCTAGAGGACATGGTCATTATGAGTATCGAGAAGTTAAAAAGCGTTTAACTAAGAAACAGTATTTGATAGTCGCGCGAGGCGCAGCAAAGTCGATGTATATGTCCACTAATCAAAGCTTTTTCTTAAACGTAAACAGAGCCACTACACAGCAGATGACGACAGCTCCTACAGTAAGACAGGCCGAAGAGGTACTTTCACCGATTCGTACGTCTATAGTTAGGGCACGTGGACCGCTGTTTAAATTTCTGACAGCTGGTAGCTTACAAAACACTACGGGTTCTAAAGCCGACAGAGTCAAATTAGCCTCGACTAAGAAAGGAATACAGAATTTCCTGACTAACTCTCTATTAGAGGTAGTTCCAATGACTATTGAGAAAGTCCAGGGTAGAAAAGATGCAGTCGCGACCGTCGATGAATGGCTTTCATGCGATTCTAGAGAGGATATCGTAGGTGCTATTGAACAGGGATCTTCTAAGAACCCTTGGTATTTAATAATAGCTGCTTCATCAGAAGGTACCGTTAGAAACGGTGTAGGCGATACTATGAAAATTGAGCTTATGAACATTCTCAAAGGAGAATACTATGCTCCTCATGTATCTATATGGTATTACAGACTCGATAATATTAAGGAAGTATCGGACCCAGAAATGTGGATTAAGGCAAATCCTAATATTGGTTTAACAGTATCATATGAAGCCTATCAATTAGATGTTGAAAGAGCAGAAAAGGCTCCAGCTGCAAGAAATGATATATTAGCTAAAAGATTTGGTATACCTTGTGAAGGTTATACCTATTATTTTACTTATGAAGAAACATTACTACATGATCCTGTGAGTTTTAAAGGTATGCCATGTTCTATGGGAGCTGACTTATCTCAAGGTAATGACTTCTGTGCCTTTACATTTCTATTTCCATTGAGAGATGGTTCTTTTGGTGTTAAGACTAGAAGCTACATTACAAGTAGAACACACAGGAATCTGCCAGAAGCTATGCGTTTGAAGTACGATGAATTTATCAAAGAAGGTAGCCTAGTTGTACAAGAAGGAGCAATTCTTGATACTTTATTAGTTTATGACGATTTAGATAAATTCATACTTCAAAATAATTATGAGGTTATATCTTTTGGATTTGACCCATACAACTCTAGTGATTTTGTTGAGAAATGGTGTATCGATAACGGTGCATATGGTGTCGAAAAGGTTCAACAGGGTTGCAAAACTGAGAGCGTTCCACTTGGCGAATTGAAGAACTTAGCTGAGGAAAGAATGCTTATATTTGATGAGGAACTCATGAAATACACAATGGGAAACTGTATAGTTATGGAAGATACTAATGGCAATCGTAAACTTCTTAAGCGAAGATATGACGAAAAGATAGATAATGTAGCAGCTATGTTAGATGCTTTTGTCGCATATAAGCTACATAAGGAGGATTACTAATGAATGTTTATGCAGAATCTCAGCTTGTCCATGAGTTATTACAAGAACGAGATTTTCTGATGCACCATGGTATAAAAGGACAGAAATGGGGTGTTAGAAGATATCAGAATAAAGATGGTAAGCGGACTGAAGAAGGAATGCGACGATTAAAAGCTGGAAGACGTATCAACAAATTTGCTCCTACTACGAAAGATGTCAATTATATATTTGATAGCATGTCTCAACAGCAGAAAAAGAGAGTTGCTGGCGACAACTATGATGGGAAAAGTACATGGATAGAAGAAAAAGATAATTTTGACACAGTTACTAACATCGCTATGAGATATATAGAATATGTCAAAGATAAGCCGGTGTCTTTTATTGAAGTTTATGATAATGGAACTGATATTGGAGAGGTAGCCATAGGAACTCACTCAAACTATCAGGGGCATGGTTACGCATCAAAAGCAGCTGATAGGGTTACTAAATGGTTTGATAAATATGGTTCAAAAACATTGAGAGAATTGCATTGGGATGTGCTAACTGAAAACACAGCGTCAATAGCAGCTGCTAAAAAAGCGGGTTTTAAGTATGCTGATGAGAATGATAAATCTTACACTGATGCTGTAGGTGTTTCAAGGTATGTTTATAGGAAGAAATGATATTCGGACTTATTTTGAACTGACATCTCTGAAAATCTTAAACAAAATAGTCAAGGTAAAATGAGCGAAAAAAAAA